ACCAAGCTTCATGAGTGCAGGCGGCGAAGGTGAGCAGCGAGAAGAGACGACAACACCAATACCACCCGACTATGATTGCGCCGTTGTTGAGCGTGACGCCGACGGTAGGGTATCGCGTGTGCGCTGGCGCGATGAGTACGCGCAACGTGCATGGGATGGTGTGCAGCAAGTGCAACGCGAAGCTCAAAGCGAGATGGCCGACGCCTCCGTTGCCATGATTGAAGGGGCCTTCGCAATTGCACAAAGCGAAGTGCGCGGTAGCAAGCGAGCCAACGCAGACTGGCAGAAACTCATAGATACGTGGCTACGTGCAACCTACACGGCACGCAACAGCCTGTTCAAAGGCGTGTTGAACTTCGCCCTGCAATCGGTGGGTAGTGACCTCGGCACGGTTGAATCCAGCGTTGACCAGCTTGAGACATCAACGCAACGCGAAGTAACGGCAAAGGTCAACGAGTCACTAGGCACGCTACGCAAAGACATAAGCGCAGTTCTGGAACAGAACCAAGGCAAGAGCGCTGCCGACATTGCAGAGGCTTTGACAACGCGCCTCGACAACATGAAGGAATCGAGAGCAAAGGCAATTGCGAATACAACCACGAAAGCGCAGACAACGAGAACGCAGGTAGACACGTGGAAGACGCTCAACGACGGCGAGCACAAGGAAGAGGAACAGCTTGTGTTGGTGTGGCTCACGCAACGCGATAACAAAGTGCGTGATTCACACGAGCGCATGGACGGCAAGGTCGTAGAGATTGGAGGGGCGTTCACCTTCGATGATGGCACGGCAACACAAGGCCCCGCCCTTGGGGGCTCAGCAAGTAACGCGATCAACTGCCGTTGCACGGTGCAAGCCGTGAGACGCAAGAAAGTGCAGGGGTACTAAAAATGAGTTTGCAATACCGATCACATCCGGCAACGCTCATCGGCAGCACACGCGCCGATGAAAGCATGGGCATCGTCGAGGCCATCGTATCGGCTTACGACGTCGTGGACTCATGGGGCACGCGGTTTATCTACGGCGCGTTTCAAGACTACGACAAAAAGAACGCACCACATGAAGACGATCTGCCGCGTGTGGTCTGGTCACATGACCCAATGCGGTTCGTTGGCCGCGTGTTGGAGACTGAGGAACTTCCGGCAGGCGACTCTTCACTACCAGAGCGGAGCAAGCCGCATGGTGGTTGGTACGTCAAGAGTGCATTCGCTCTCAAGACGCGCGACGGTGCAGACCTTTACGAGCACATGGCATTTGGCAGCGTAACGCAGTGGTCGCATGGCTTTGACCCTATCGAAGAGCAAGCGGGCACGGACGGCGTGCACGAGTTCACGCGTGTCAAGGTCATAGAGGTTTCGCCCGTGCTTGCACCTGCCAACGAGGCTACGTCAACGGTGGGCATTCGCTCACGCTTCGGCGCGCTTGACATCAAACAAAAAATCGAAACACTGGCAACGGAACTAGACATGCTACGGCAACACGCCACGAGCTACGCGGATATGCGCAGCCGTGAAGGGCGGCCGTTATCGGATGATGTGTTGAGCGCATGGCATAGGCTGGCAGGTCTTAGCCGTGAGATAGACAGCATGTTGGCGACGGTGCCAGTACGTACACTGGCGAGGGGCTTTCAGTCTCTACGCCGCGAACTCGAACAACAAGGAATAATTACATGAGTAAAATGCAACGACTACGCGAGCTAATGCGCAAGCGTAGCAACAAGCGTGAGGACGTGCCCGTCGAAGAGGTAACGGCGGCTGTCACCGACGCGACAACAGAAGTAACAGGTACGATTGACGGCGTACTCGCCGCGGTAGATGCCTTGCTTGCCTCGCCGCCTGAATCACCCGACGATTGGGCAGCGCAGGTAACGGCAATCCGTGAGCAAGTGGCAGCACTTGTTCCCGACGTGGAAGACATCGTATCGGCAGTCGATACGGTTGACCCTAGCGGTGGCGACGCTGCCATGCAGGAGAGTGCCGAGCGCATGACGAAGAAGATCAAGGACATTGCCGGCAAACTCAGCAAAGCACAGGAGCGGCAAGCCAAGCGCGGTGAGCTTCGCAACATCGCGCACCAAAACAACGCCGCACTCGGTGGTATGCGCAGTGCAACGCCACCGCTACCACTGATAACCGGAGGGCAAACCGTGGCGCCGACATTCAAGCGGACTAAGCGATTCCGCAACGACGAACAGGCCACAAAGCTAGGTCGCATGTTGCAGGCACTGAACGGCAACGAGACAGCACGCCGTTGGTGCGATGAACGCAATCTTATGCAGCGTGCCGCACAGTCCAGCGACTACGCTACTGGTGGCATCCTCATTCCTGAGGACATCGAAGCGGAGATAGTGAAGTTCCGCGATGAACGTGGACTAGCTCGCCAACTATGCAAGGTAGTACCTATGGGCGTGGCAAGCCGCACGTTCCGCAAGCAGGTGGACGGCCCGACAGTTGAGTACATCGGCGAGGGCACACCCGCCGCAGGCATCACGACCAGCGACAACATTCGCTACAGTGAGCACACGCTCAACACCAAGTGGGCTGCGATCGGGACCGAATGGTATCCGTTGCTCGACGAGGATGCAGCCGTATCGCTTGCCGATGAGTTTGCCGACTGGGCAGGCTATGCGATGGCAGGTGCAGAAGACCAAGCCGTCTTCGCTGGCACGGGACTATCTGCAACTGGCGGCATTATCGGTATGCCGTACGCCTTCCGCAAAGCCGTCGAAGATGCTGGTGGCACGTGGACAACCGACGCACACAAGGCTTACCATCCCGGCCTTAAGGTGGCAACGGGCTCGACATGGACAAGCGTAACGCTTGCCGACATCACAGGCATGGGCGCGAACCTTGCGCACCGCGCAGGTATCACGCGCGGCTACGTGTGTTCGTCTGCATTCTACTATGGCAAGTTGCTTGCACTGGCACAAGCCGCCGGAGGTATTCAGCCTGTCAACATCACCGATGGCGTACCGCAGATGATGTTCAACGGCTTCCCCGTGTACATCACGGACTACATGCCCACGGCCACGGCGGTGTCTGACATCCCGCTCTTGTTCGGTGATTTCTCATCGTACTACTTCGGCGATCGCCGTGGTCTTACGATTGAGTCCGACAAGAACATTAAGACGCAGCTTATCACGACCGTCGCCACGTGGCGCTACGGTGGCATGCCGTTCGACTTCGGCACTGCATCATCTTCGGCAGGCTCCCGCATTCGCGGTGGCATCACAGCACTTGTAACAACTAACAGCTAAGAGGAAAAGTAATGAGCGTAATTCAAAATGCAAAGCTTGTCGCGGTAACGCCTCCAGGTGCTATCGTTGACAACGCAGCGTTCACAACAGCCACCATCGATACCGAGGGCTACGGTTACTGTGACATCATCGTACTACTCGGGGCAACCGACATTGCAATGGCTGCGTTGAAGGTCACCGAGTCGGATGACAGCGGCATGAGTGGCGCGGCAGACATCACCGGTTTGGTGTGCGGAACGTCAGCCATTCCTGAGACTGGCGCGACGTCGGCACTGCCGAGCGCGACGGACGACAACAAGTTCTTCGCGTTCTCTTTCACGACAACCGGACGCAAGCGTTATATTGACATCAGCGCAACGGGTGGCGACGGCACAGCCGGCACGTATGCGACAATCATCGCGATCCTGAGTGATGGTCGTCATGACCTGAACACACAGGCCGCAAGAGGAATTGCGCAACACTTGATTGCGTAATTTTGGTGTAATGGCTCCGGCACCTTCGGGTGTCGGGGCGAGGACACTGAACAGTAAACAAGGTTACTATCATGGGACTAACAGGGTATAACAGTTTGATCGTTGGCACGCACACGACCAACAGTAGCTTGGCAACGGCATTGACATTGACAACGCCGTCCGGTGGTGACGTGGTGCAGCTGCAAGCGTTCGCGCAGAACATCCGATACACGACCGACGGCACAACCCCGACGGCAACGACGGGCTTTCAGATAACGGCGGGTTCTCTTGTCGTGATTGACATCGGCCCCAACCAGACGTTGAAGGTGATTGAAGAGACGGCTTCGGCTTCGATACAGTACCAATGGTTTCGCACACTAAAAGATCAGGACGCATAATGCCAGCATCAGGATTAACAGGAGTAGCAGGAGTAGCAGGAGTAGGCGGTGGCGGTGGCGGTGAGGTGTGGACGCGCGTAACGTTAGCGAGCGACTACACGAATCCGACAGCTGCGCTTGCCGTCGTTCCCGATTTGTACCTCCAAATGCAAGCAACAAAAAGCTATCGTATCCGTGGACGCATAATAATTCAGAACGTGGGGGCATCTGCGTACACGCTCACCTCAATCCCGGTGTACCATTCATACACGGGGGTCTATGGTTGCTACGCAACTACTGGCACCAACGGTCAAAAAGCGGGGGGGGCGGCGTGGTTAAATACTTTCGGTAGCTTGGCATCCCAACCGGCTGGGTCTTATTCTTATTGTACCTTTGATGCTATAGCTACATGCAACGCGGCGCCCGGGCAACCCGACGCCGACAAGCGGATTGAAGTGGCGTTGGGGTCGACTGTGGCAAATACGATCTGTATGCTAGCAGGTTCTTTCATTGAGTTAATAGAGCTTGCCTAACGAAGGGCAATCAAGTAACCATGACCACGTCACAACTAACAGAGATTGACGCCTTCGGCGCATCATCAACGGCGGCAAGCATCGGCAGCGTCTTGTCATCATTCCTTTTGCATCCCGAATGGCAAGGCATAGCCTACGTGATTGCGAGCTTGTCGGGTTTGGTTGCCATTTCTCTTGGTATCGTGCGCATTTACTACACGATTAAGAACAAAGGTCGAAGTGGTGAATAATGCTCCGCATAATAATAATAATGGCTTTGCCCATGATGAGATTCTTATCACGGAAGCACCATTGCGCGGTGTGGAGATTGAGCACCCCGAAGTGGAAGTGCCCGAGATGGCTACGCCCTTGCCGGAAGACCGCAGTAATTGGGAACTTACGCCGTGGGAAAAACTCACGCTCTCGATAGATGACACACTTAGATACACTAACGCGGCAATGCAAGCACTGCCGTACCTTGTTAAACTATTTTACGGAGTCACCGTGAAAAACTGGAAGACCACTATAGGCGCACTCATTGCCGGACTGGCAACAGTGCTAAACGCACTTGGAATCGTTGACATTCCTGCCGAAGTGCAAACGGGCATCATGGCAGTTGCACTATTCATCATCGGTCTGTTCGCACGCGATGCGAGCAACAAGGATGCTACAAAAAATTAAGGAGCTGGCGCAATGGCTACGACTAAAGGCTTGGGCGCTAAGTCAAGCAACAAAAAAGTTGTCGCGAAGAAAACCACCCGACAGGGGACTGTAGGCGTTGGTACGCCCTGGATGGACGTAGCCATTGCCGAGATCGGCACACGCGAGGTTGCAGGCAGTGAGCATAACGCGCGCATCGTGGAGTACCACCAATGCACTACGTACAAGGCAACAGCCGACGAGGTGCCTTGGTGCGCGTCGTTCGTATGTTGGTGTCTTGAGCAAGCTGAAATGAAGCATACCCATTCGGCAGCGGCGAAGAGCTACACAGACTACGGTACGCAGGTCAACCGTCAAGACCTGCGATACGGTTGTGTGGTAGTCCTTCGTCGCGTCGGTGGGTATCACGTCGGCTTTGTCATGCGCCGCGAAGGTGACACCGTCGTTGTGCTTGGCGGCAACCAAAGCGATCAAGTGAAGCTGAGCACGTACCCCATGAGCAAGATTGTTGCACTGCGTTGGCCGGAGGCTGCATGATAACACCGGAATACCTACGCACGAACTGGCTAGCACTCGGCAGCGACACGTCGCAAGACACGCTGTTGCAAGTTCTGATTGACACGGCCGCCAAGCAGATACGTGAGTGGTGCGGGCAACCGCTACTTGAGGAAGAGGAATACGAGGTCATCATACCACAGGGTCTGCACACGACGGCACGTCTGCCGTTTCAAGGTGTGCCAGTGGAATTGACGTCGTTCAAATATCGTGATACGCCGCTCGAATCATGGACGGCAGCCGAAGCCGACACGTACACCGTGCATCAAGACCGCGCGGGGTGGTGGCTGTACTCTTCCGACTTCCTCGTTCATGCGCAGTATCAGGCTCTCGTAACCGTTGGATATGCTTTGGCAGACATGCCTGCGAACTTACAGGCCGCATGTGCATACGCCGCAAAAGAACTCTACTACGCAACTGGCATTAGTGGCAAGGACGACCGATTCGGCGTCGCGGCTATCAGCGATGGTAACGCTAGCGGTAGCGTGGCCCTAACGCTTGCCAGTGTGCAGCCTACGGTAATGGATATGATACGACCCTACAACATTAAGTTACGACCATGAGCACATCGGCAGCACTGGCAGACAAGTACGCGCACATTGAACGCGATATCGTGCGAGCCCTCAAAAGCACGCTGCAAAAGGTACCCGTAGAGATTAGCGCGTACGTTACCGCAGACTTCGAAGAGGTGACCGCGAAGCCACAAACTGAACGAGGCGCGAAGGGCTTGCGTAAAGCCAAGAGCGGACTGCTGTACTGGAACACCACGAACCCAACGAGCAACCTGCGACGGGCAACCTCATTCGCGCGTTACAGGTCGGTGGCAAGGGCAACGCGAGCAATGCGGAGTATTATGCAGGCAGCAAGTCATTCGTGATAGAGTTCTCATTCGATGAATCCACCGCCGTGAGCAACGGACCACAGCAAACAACGTTGCGTTACGGTGCGATACATGAAGAGGGTGACAGGCCGTTCCTTGCTCCAGCGATGAAGTCATACCAGAAGACCGGATTCCCGAAGGCGATCAAACGTTTGATTAGCGAGCTCAACGAGATACTGGCAGGATGAGCAACCCCGCAAGGCATATTGAAACGTGGCTCGCCAACGTGCTAACCGCAGCACTTGGTAGTGGTGCAGACGTCACCGCAGCCGCGAAGACACGGGCAAGCACAAAGCCGCGTGTGTACCCGTACATCGTTAGCGTGATGTTCACCGAGCCGTACGAGTCAGGGCAACAGGCACAACAGGGCGTAGCGCGGTGCATCATAGCCGTAGAGGGCGCGGTAGCCAGTGAGGGCGCAACGCCAACAGGCAAGGAAAGTGCAGCCGTGTACGACATGGTGTACCAGTGCATTGCGGCAATCACAGCAGCCGACTACGAGTCTGCCGTGGACACGGGCACGGAGTTCAAGACGCGACTAACGGGCGTCGGCGTAACGTCACATGATGGTTGTTACAATCGTGGCGATAACGTCTATCGTGCTGGCATCGAATGTTTCGTAAACTATGTTATGATACCACAGTAATGGCAATACATATCACCGCACCGCAACCACAAGAAGATGAGTTGACCACGGCCAAGCGCGCAGCAGGCATGGAGCGCGGCCCCGCAGGGTCGTACCCTGTTTCCATCTGCGTTATCAGCACGGCAGAAGAGTTCGCCGCCAAAGGGCAGGGGATGTTAGCCTCATTGCCAATCGACGCGGAAGTGAACGTACTCTTGAACAAGCAAGGCACAACGGAGAGTCTTAGCGAGATCAACGAGCTATCGGAATACCCGAAGCTCCGCGTCCGTGAGTGGACATACGTTGGCCCGTTCTCTTTTGCAGAGGCCCGCAATCATGCACACGACATGGCGACGCACGATTGGATTATGTGGCTGGACACGGACGAACGCATGGTGTATAATCAGCACGGCGACATCCGGCAGATCGTGCAGAACGTGCCACCAGGCTACGGTGGCATCATGGGTATGCAGGTATCACTTCGCACCATTGGCCGTCACGTGACAGGCCATGACAATGGGCGCGGCGAGTATGAAGCTATTGGACAATGCAGAATCTACAGGCGTAGCACAGGGGCGAGGTGGTTTGGTCGCTGCCACGAGCAAATCGCTGACATCATTGAGCAAGCTGGATACAGGTTGCTTCCGACGGATGTGACCTTCGTGCATGGTGGCTACGTCATAGATGATAAGCAAGCCCTTATTCGCAAGCTGGAACGCAACTCGGAATTGCTGTTGCTTCAGTGCGCGGAGATGGGAAAGGAGCACCCCATGTACGGCGCGTACTGCGAAATGCTTGTACGCGACATGGGCGGTTTAATTCAACTAAAAAAACAAGGACAATAAAATGGGAAATCTAGGTCCTACCGGTATTGGTGGCGGTCAGCGAATGGAGGCGTTCACCGTGACTATCGGCACGACGCAAACAACGCTGGCATCTACCACACCAGTATACACATGCACGTCGCAAATAAGTAGCGACGGTGCTAAGGATGAAGGCGGCGTACGTACATGGACGCTGGATCAACTCGATACGAGTTCAGCGTTCCACACATTCGTGAACACGTACGCACCTGCCGATGGTGTGCAGGCAACGGAAGACATCACAACGGAAGACGGCACGTTCTACAGCGGTGCCACTGCCATTGGCACTACGTTAGCCGTAGCCATTCGGGGGCCACTCATTAGCGGCGGTGCAGATGATGGGAAGCGTATGAGCTGGCTCGGTCTCGTGAAGCTTAGCAAGTCTTCGGGCTCTGTCAACTTCAGCGCGAACACGTACATCAAGCCACCTGTTACCATGACGGCAACGAAGATTACAACTGATCTAGTGTTCCCGGCGTCGGTGCTCGGTAGCTACATGGTGACTGCAGCAACACAGACGATTGCCGCCACGACACACGCATACGGCAAGCTCATTCACGGTTGACATTCACGGGGCGGCACAACAGCCGCCCCATTACTAACACACCATGACACTACTAACCATAGACGGCAACAAGACTGGCATAGACCACATGCCAGTGACGCGGCGCAATGAGCATGTTCTACGTGAGTATTACGAGCGCACTCAAGAGTTTCTCCAAGCGCATGTGCAAAGCGAATGGAAGGAACGCGTAGGGCGTGCCATTGCCAAGTGCCCGGACTTGCTCATGTATTTGACAAGCGACGGCGAGTACAACGAATCTGAGCTACGCCGCATAGCTGAGGGCATACAGTACCGCTATCGTGAGGATAACGAGGGCGCGGAACTGCCGATGCAAGAGGCGATGGAGCAAGCCGCGAAACGGTTGCTGGCTAACTACCAAACATTCCTTACCACCGTGCCGGAGCTTGCAAGGGTACTGTATTTCAGCGTCGATGACTGGCCGGAAACAAAGGCAGGATTGGAAGCAGGCATCGGCATTATCCTTGGCACGGCAGACGTGGAGACGATGCCCGAAGAGTTGCGCAAGCAGTGGGATACCATCGTACCATCGTCAGATGTTTGGATGGATACAACGGCGCGTGAGGTCGCCGAGTACATCAACAACTTTCGCAAAGGCTATGGCGTCGGTAATGTTTGAGCTCTGGCAAATACAGCAATGGGGCGTATGGTCTATTGAACGCCGCGACAAGTGGGGCTTCCTCTGGAGCGACCCACGTAGCGAAGCGTACGCGCCAAAGAACTACACGCACCTTCTGCCACCACTGCAACGCGTGCTCGCCGAAGCAATGGAGCTTGCCGAGCGTTGGCGTATGAGTGTGCAGGAAATTCTTGTCATGCCACTAGTGCAGTACTACGAGTGGCTTGCGGTGGAGCGCGCACGGTCAACGGAACAACCGCACTACCTGACACCTGAGCAAGGTGAGCGCGCATGGTACATGTCGCAGACGCCGAAGATGAAACCGCCACGTCCCAACAACGTAGTGAGGTAACGCGATGGCAGTCTACGAGAACAAACTAACGCTCGATGTCAAGGACGTCGTCAAGGCCGCAGCGAAGGCGCAAGACGCCATCGAAGGTATTAGCACGTCGCAGGACATTAAGCTAGAGGTTGACGGCGTCGAGCAAGTGCAGACCGACGTTGAGGAAGCCGCGAAGTCTGCCGACAAGCTTAGCGAATCGCTCGGTGAGGTAGGCAAGGCGGGCAGCAAAGCAGCCGAAGGAACAGGCGGGCTGGCCGACAAACTCGGTGGTCTTGCGGGCTCTGTAAGCGGTGGCGTCGGTGGATTGCTCACCGCCATTCCCATACCACAGGTTGCCGCCGCAGGTGCAGCCATTGCCGCCGTTGGTGGTGCCATTGGTGGTCTCGTGGAAAAGGGACGTGAGGCAACGGAAGCTTTGAAGACATTGAAGTTGCAAACTGGTGCGAGCGCGGAAGAGATGAAGGTGCTGGAGCAACAGGCGAAGCTTGCATTTGAAAAGGGACTAGGCGAGAACGTCGGTGAGAGCATTCACACCATAGGCGAGCTACGCAAGACGCTAGGCGATGCCGTGCCGCCGGAGTTCTTGGCAGACGCTGCGGTAAAGGCTAATGCCTTTGGCAAGACCATAGGAGTTGAAACGCCGGAGCTAGTCGGTAAGTTGTTACCATTGGTAAAGCAGTATGGCGTGTCGTTCGATGAGGCAATTAACATTGCCGCAGGTGCTGCGCAGAACGGGGTGCAAGATGTTGGCGGACTGTTAGACGCTTTCAAAGAGTTCACGCCGAACGCAAAGGAAGCGGGCTTATCGGCTACTGAGTTTGCCGACGTGTTGAGCAAGGCAAGCGCGAACGGTGCGTTTGATCTTGGCAAAATCGGCGACGGCATCAAGGAAGTCGGCATACGTCTTAAAGCGGGTGATCTATCAGGACAGGTTGCCGAGTTCGGCGGCGAGATCGGCGCACAGTTGCAGGACATCGTGAAGCTTGGTGAGCAAGGTTCTTTGTCAATCAAAGACGTCTTGCAACAGGCCACGCAAGCGATAGGCAAGGCGAGCGATACAGGCCAGATCACAGAGGCCACGAAAGGTAAGCTGCTTGCCATCTTCGGCGGCTCCGTTGCTGAAGACTTGGGTAATGACTTTTTCGAAAAAGTGTTTGGCGCACCGTTCGACGACGCTGAACTGAAGAAACGTGCTGAGCAAGCAGGCCAGACCATCACCGACAACGTGGCGAACCAAGACCCATTCGACGCACTACAGCGACAATTCGAGTCTCTAGCAACGGACATTGGGCAAGGACTCATCGCGCTGTACAACAACCTCATACGCCCCGTGGTGGATCCCATTATTGCGGGCTTCGGAAAGATCAAAGAGGTCATTAGCAGCGCATTCAGTGGCAGCGGTCTCGATGATGCAAAAGGATTTTTCGAGACGATCAAAAAACTTGTGAGTGGTGCGCTCACGGTGGCCATCGACAACATCGTAAACACCATTAGCATCATCGTTGACGTGGGCAAGGAGCTAGGCTCGACACTGTTCGAAATTTTTAAACCGTTGGGCGAAGCCTTTGCAGGTTTGGCAGGTGATATTGGTGATACTGGCGGCGCCTTCGACACGTTGAAGGCTATTGCGAAGACGCTCGCCGATGTGATCAAAGGCGTCTTGGTAGTGGCCATCAAAATCGTAACGGCTCCGCTACGGCTTATGGTTGGCGCGGTGACTAAGCTCGTGGAGTTTATCGGCTTTTTGCGTGACAAGATCGTTGAGCTATCGAAAAAGTTTGTTGAGTGGCTGGCTTCCATCGAACCAGTACGCAACGCACTTATTGCCATCGGTGAAACGGCGATAAAAGTAAAGGACTCTATCGTTGGTTTCGCCGAGTCAGTAGGCAAGGCACTAGGTCTTATCAGTGACGCGGAAGACAACGCAAGTGATAGTGGGGACGCGCTAGCCAAGACGAACGAACAGGTCGCCGACTCAACCGAAGAAGTCGGGGACGCTGCAAAGAAAGCAGGCGAAGACCTGAACCTAATGGCCGACCAGTTCAACAAGGCCATGAGCGCAGCACAAGGGAAATTGACGGTGCTAATCGCTGCAATTGCTGGCGGTGGCAAAGGTCTTGTTGGTGCAGCCGTGCAGGCACGCAAGGAACTTGCTAAGCTAGAGGCAGCACAAGACGCGGCGCAGTTTGCCGTTGACCCCGTGAGGCAAAAGGCAGTAGCACAACAGCGAGCAGCCGCAGCACGTGCCACGCTGGAGCTGGAAAAGCAGCTAACCGCAAGCCTTATCACCGATGCCGCCGAGCGCGAAAAGGAATTGCTACGCATCCAACAAGAGGCAGACCGTGCCGCGCTGCAGGATCAGATCGACGCGGCAAAGGCCGTGGTGAATGCAGGTGGTGCAGGTGGCCCCGAAGCAAAGGCGCAACTGGCAGACCTGTACGAACAGCAAAAGCGGCAGGCGCGGCAACAGGTCGTAGACATGGCAACGCTGGAAGCGCAGGCACAAGCGAAGAGGCTGGATGTTTTGTTAGACGCTGACGCAAAGCAGCGCACATCCATAGCAGCACTCACGCAATATGCCATTGAACAGGCCAACAAACAACTGGCTGCATACAACACAAGTGCGAACGCCATCAAGGC